AGAGACAAATACATTGAAGCCTTTCATGAGACAGACAAACGGGTAACTTTCAAAAATGGCTCGTTCATTAAGCTTGTTGGTTCCGATAACTACGAAGCAGGACGAGGACTTAACCCAGACGGAGCAGTTTATGATGAGTTTAAAGATCACGACTACAGGTTCCATCAAGGCTTTAGTGATAACTTACTTGCTAAGAAAGCTCCTCTTCTTATTGTTGGAACGCCGCCAGAACTCTTCGATCATTTTTTCGTCCGTACTGAAGAAGAATTCAAGCTTGACCCAAGGGGGGCATACTTTAAAAGGCCTACGCATACGAACCCCTACATTGACAAAGAAGAACTCGAACTAGAGAAGCAAGCCGCCATAAACAAAGGCGAGTGGGCTAAGTATATGCGGGAGATCGAAGCCGAGATCGTTCCCGGCGGAGCCAACGCTATCTTTCCTATGCTCGAGATCCCACGCTACGATGAGAAAGGCGGATTCGTATCCGATTCCCGCCATGTTAAGCGACATAACGACCTAATGGCGGAAATTAACCACTACCCTAAAGATTGGAAGTTCTATGCAGCCTATGACCCCGGAAGCTCTAGTTGTTTTGCTGGTCTTTTCGCTGCTGTTAATAACTTTAGTAAAAAGATAATAATCCTCGATGAGATCTATGAGAAACGTAAGATGGAGATGTCTACTCGTAAGATATATCCACGAGCAAAGCTCAAGATGCAAGAACTTAAACCAAGATACGACTGGTATCAGGTTTATGATAACGCTGCTACTTGGTTCTATAACGAAGTCATGGCAGAATACCGAGATGCTATTACTCCGTGCGACAAAGATGTAAATAAGAAAGAAGAAAAGCTATCAGTCATCAAGGATTTCTTGATCGAGGATCTATTAGTTATATCTGATAGATGTTCTGGTCTGATCTCTGAGATGTCTACCTATGCAACCGATGATGAAGGGAAGATTCCTAAGAAGAACGATCATGCTATCGATTCATTGCGATATCTTATGAATGCCGCCCACCTATCTACTGTGCCTAGAGAAAGACACAAGCGTCCAGATGATAGACGGGAGTGGACAAACATAGATTACTTAGAAGACAATGACATTGTCGATGCCCCAATAGATTTTAATGAAGACTTAACAGAGGACTGGTACGAATGATTAACCTAGTTATACCCACACTTATTTTATCTACCATTGCCTTGGTAGTATCTCTAATAGCTATTGTACTTGTATTAGCTCAGAGATGGTCTACTCATAAGATTGAGTGGAAACCTCTACAGATGAATGATCCACTGGCCGTAGCCGATGAAGAGTCTAAAGATATTGATGATGAGGATGGCAAAATCCTAAAAGAAGCTTTAAACTTACAACGAAACGGAAAAAAGCAAAGGGATCAGGATCCTTTAGCAGAAATTTTTGAAACAAATAATTTTTAAAGGATAGCCCATGTTTGAAACATTTGACGATTTAGATAATGTAAAATCTACTGCAGAGGTAGTTCCATTTCAATTCAGAGAAGAGAAGAGTGAAGACGGGACTCTTAAATGGTTGAACGATAGATTCCATAGAGTATATGAAGGATCGTTTCAGCGGTTCATTATGTATCGTCGTTATATCCAGATGTACAAGAACGTATCTGAAGAGCATGGAGACGGACTCACTAAGACTAATACTCGATATGTTCCGGGTTCTTCTAAGAAACCGAAGCTCAGAGATAACTTAGTATGGGATCTAGTCGATCAGAAGACTGCAGAGATTTCTAAGTCTACTTCTAAAGTAGCTTTCATGCCTCAGTCATACTTTGACCAAGACGATATCAATAACGCCAAGGCTTGTAAGATCCTTTGCCAATCTCGTATGGAAGAGATGAAGTTTGATCGTCTAATTTCTAAGATGGATCGTATGATGTTTCTTATGGGTCACACTATCAGTGAGATCTGTTGGAATGAAGACATAGGCCCACTTAATCCTACGTACGAAGCTAAGAAAAAACAATACGGAGGCAAAGTTCCTAAGACTTCTCCTGAAGGTATCGTACTTGAAGGTAAGTATCTATCTGACGAAGAAATGAGAATGGGAGATGTAGAGATTAAACCTCTTCTTCCATATAACTTCTTTCCAGAAGAAACTAAGAAATCAATTAAGGATTGCGACTATGTCGAAACAATCGAGTGGAAATTTAAACAAGAAGTTGAAGCAGATTATCCGAAGGCTAAAGAAAAGATCAAAGAAAATGCCCATGTTATGTGGGATATGTCTGCGTCCGACCTTTCAGTACCAGAAAACATGGTCATGGTCAGAACTTTCTGGCACAAGCCCACTAAGTACTTCCCTGAAGGGGCTAAGATTATTTATTGCGAAGACCTAATCCTAGATTGGACTGACTTCCCTTACCAAGATAAAGAGCTTCCATTTGTTGAAGACAAAGATATCGAATGTGTTGATGAGTTCTGGGGTCGTCCATTCATCATCAACATTGAGCAGTTCTACAGAATGAATAACTCTATCTGGTCTGGAATTGCACGTAACCATGGAGTAATGAATGCCCCTAAGTACATTTATCCTGAAGGCACTGTTGATAAACAGTCTCTTAACAATGAGTTTGGTGCTATCGCATACCGCGGTGGAGTTCCACCACAGGTTCTCCAACATAACTATGTCAACGCTGGAGAGCTGGAGCTATCTAATCTCATATCTACTCGGGCTGGCAAACTTGGTCGTCTGTTTGATATCTCTCGGGGTAATGTTCCTCAAGGTGTAACTGCAGCTCAAGCTATGAGACTATTGGAAGATCAACAGTTCCAAGCCATGGCAACAACATCAGATAATAGAAAGCAAAGAATCTTAGATATCTACCGCAAGGTAGTGGTTCGTATGGCACAGTATTATTCTGCGGATGACGGACGAATGTCTCGCATCCTAGGATCAAATAATACTTATCTTATGCAATCGTTTAAGAAATTTGATTTCAATCTTATCTACGATATCCGAATTGAGAACGATTCTGCGCTGAGTTCATCTCGTGCGGGTCGTATGGCGGATATCGTAGATCTAAATACTGCAAACCAAAAAGATCCAGTCTTTGGTAAGAAAGAGATGATTAAAATCCTGGGCTTAAACTTAGTTGAAGCTTTCCAAGATGAAGTAACCTACTCAATCGATACAGCCAAGCAATGTTTGGATATGATCCTCAATGGCGAGGAAGCTCCGGCTCCCGAGCCTACAGATGGATTGGTAGAATTCTATGGGGTGTTCAGTCGCTTTGTAGAATCTCCAGAATATAAATTTGTAATCCGTCCTGATACTAAAGCAGCAATCATGGACTTTATCATGGCTATTGAGATGTTGGCTTATGAGAAATCTGTTAGGAATCCTGCCTTTGCCAACGAGATGGCATTGTTCACTAAGTTCCCTATGGTATTTACTCCTCCGGCCGTATCTGCCATGCAAAGTCCCGCTCTATCACAACCTATGAATCCAGAAGCACAATCTTCAACATTGGAAACACCTAATGCAATGAAGCAAGTTGATGCCGAATTAAAACAACAGGGAGAAATGTAATGAGTCTAGCAGCCACGGAATCAGCCCCATCTGAGGAATCTTTTGAAACTTTTGACAATTTCGATGAAATTGCAGCAGAAGCAGATGAAAGCGATGATTGGAGTAAGGAAGAAGCTCCGACCAAAGAGAAAGTATCTGAAGATCTTAAAGTAATTAAGGATTCTCAGATCGATGGAGAGGGTAAGTTAATTAAGGACGACAAGGAATCAGACAAAGACGAAGAGGAAGAGTCTGAGGAGGAAGAGTCTGAAGAAGAAGAATTTGAAGAAGAGGAAGAAGAAATTCAAGTAAAGAAGGACGAGGAGAAGAAAGACTCTAAGAAACTTCGTATGCGAATGGGAGAAGAACTCTTTAATGTAGATTCAGATGCGTCATTTAAAGTAAAAGTAGACGGTCAAAATGTTGACGTTCCGCTTCAGGAACTAATCAATAACTACTCGGGCAAGACTGCTTGGGATAAAAAGTTTACAGAGATTGGTAAAGAGAAGAAGACTTTGGAGTTTGAGAAGAGTTCTCTTACTAAGCAAAAAGAGTCTTTAACTCACCATTTAAATATGGCATTAGGCCCAATTAAGGACGTAAACAAGAATCCAATTGATTCGTTGCTTTATTTGG